GTTTCTCCTATTTGTTTTTATTATCTGTATGTCCAAAAAATTTACTTGAATATGCTTTATTAGAAGTCATACTTTGTTTTTGTTTTGTTTCTTTTTTTTTCTTTTCTTTTTCTCGTTGTTGTTTAACAGAATATTTTCTATTATCCCTTATAATATTCTTTGTACTAAGCATAAGAGCACCAGCAGCCAGTCCTATACCTGATAGTCCGAGAGGTAAAATACCCTTATCCCTGTCTGTGTAAAATTCTGGAGATGCCCCTATACTTTTTAAGTATTCTGGATCACTATATTTAGATTTATATTTTTTTTTAAATATTCCCATAATTATATTATTTTATATTTTTATTTTTTTAATTGACAATACATTCTTTGTTGGAATAGTTGTATACCCACCACCTTGTTTTATTTTACCATTGTCTTCAAAAATAAAATCAGCCATAACAACATTTGTTTTATCTGTATGTGTTACTAACCATCCAACACTACAGCATATTGCAGTTTTAGATTTTTTAATATCAGATATATCTGCCCAAGCTACATCTCCAACTATATCTTCCCAATAAACCATTACTAGTGTATAAGGAAAATTCTTTCTATCTATAATAGGTAACTTATTCTTTCTCATTTAGTCCCTTGTGTAGTATTAATTAATAACCAAATATTCTATCTGAGGGAGTAAATTGTGGTCGAGGAGTTTTATTAAATCTATTAGCATAACTAGTATGCATTGGTCTACTCATACAACCATATCTTAAAGCATCATATGCATGATCTTCTGCATGTGTATTAACATCTTCAGGATTATGATCGTCTAAAGGTAAAAGGGGAAATGTTCTAATTAAATTTCTACAAGTAGAAAATATTCTTAATCCTGGTTCCTTTTTTTTATCATCACTAATTTTTAATCTTTTATGAATCTCTAATTTCCCACTAATTCTACTTTTAGGTGTTCTATCAGAGGGCCTCCAGCGGCATCCTGTTTGAATCATCGATTCTGCGATGCTTGGACCCACATCACCCCGTTTTGCCCATGTACTAGCGTCTAAGACCCCATAGCGTATGTATTCATCACGTTCTAATATTAAGACTTTTCGTGCAAATACATCTGCCGTAATCTTTTGGGTATATAATTCTCTATAAATCCATAAGTTATTATCATAATCAATAGCAAACCAAAGAACACAAGCAGGAGAACTGTAGCCCCAGTCTGCAGCACGAAATTTCTGCCAACCTTTAGGCACTTCAAAGGGATCAACCACATGTATACTTTTACTAAATTCAGGAAACGCTGAATCTTCGAATGCATCCCAATCTCCATCTAAAAATTGTTTTCTTTGTACTTCTGGTAATGATGCCAACATTGCATAATAATCGTCTGTTTGCATCAAGTGAGGGTTATCTTGTAACTTTGCAGGTATGAACCTACGAGTTATAACTTTCCTACCTACAGGCGTATCTATGTTAATATCGAATGCAGTATTCGGTATAGCTGGATCAACAAACATCTCTCTTACCCATAATGAACCTATGTTACCTGGATTACCTGTTGCTCTTAAGTATACAGGTATTTCTGGATCTACAGATCGAAGTGATGATCTTAAAAAATTATATATATCTGGCGAAGGATATTGTGGTAGTTCGTCTATTCCTATCCATGTGTAAGATTGCCCTTGGTAACGTAAAACATCTGTCATGTTCTCTGCGTACCCGAATTCTATCTTTGCTCCTGACGGGAATCTCCACTCTTTTTCTTGTTCTCTCCATTTTGCTCCTGGAAATGCTTTCGAGTATAATCTTTGAGAATGAGTAATCAAATCTCTTAACTCTGGCATTGTCCGTCTTAGAAGAAGTGCTCTATGCATCTCTTTATGACAATATCGAAGTGGATCGATAAGCATGGCATAGGATTTACCACCTCCTCTTGCTCCTCCGTAAAAAACCTCTCTCTCTGATGAGGCTAGAAACTCTGTTTGTGGTCCTATATTAGGTTTAAATACAATATTCTGCTGATCTAAATGTTCCTTAATACTAGGAGAAGCAGTGTCTATTACACTTTGTTCAATTACTTGAGTTTCTTTTCCATCTAATGCAGAATTTATTTTTTTATATTTATCTTTTACATATTCTGCAGATTTCTTTGCTGATCTTAAAGTCTGTTCTGCTGCCGCAACCTTTTTTCTAGACCGATTTAATATTTCCTTGACTGATCTCCGTGCCTTGGCTTTCTGTTTCTTCTTTGGCTTCGGAGGTTCTATCGTTTTTGATCCGTTTTCTAAGTCCGACATGTGAAATGTATCTTCCTGTTTTTCTATGTAGCCATTCTGCTACTTCTCTGTAAGAACAAGTATTTAAATAATTCTTTGCTTCGTCTAATGCTTGTATTTCTTCTGGTATTGAGTCTAAATAACCCTGTTCTTCACTATCTTTATAACCAAACGGTATTACTCTAGCTATTTTCTTTAATTTCATCTGATTTATTTGCCCTTTTTAATGGGTCTTTAGGGGGTAAAATGAATAATCCGTGTATTGCCTTTAGGTTAACATCTAATTTCTCTTTTTTTGCAAGTCCAACTCGGTCTAAAATCTGTTTTGCAGCCTCCATACGTATATTTGCATGTGGAGTAGTACCATCTTCATCTAACATATCTACCATTTTAGTAGCTGCTCTAGCAGAGTAGTTAGCTAAGTAAGTTTCTGCACGTGAAACTATTTCATTCTTTAAATTTCTAAGAACTTTTGGGTAAGAATGCTCTGAATATCCTGCTAACTCTCCCGCCTTCTTGGGGTTTCCTTTGGCTTCCCCGAATAAAGCGTCTAGAAACTTTTCCTGTATATCTGTTAAGCTTTTTTTTGGAGTCTTTAGAATAGTAGAATCCATTGTTTGCATTTATAATCTCCATTAATTCTTTAAAGGGGATGTTATTGTGCTTGTATAACGTTTCCTTGTTCATCTGTGTCATAAATATTTATACCTGATGCTATTTCCTCTTGACCATATTCTTGTGATGCTGTTTCAAATAAATCACTATCATTTAAATCTATACCACCTCTGGTGATTTCATCTGTGTCACCCATATTACTTGCTATATATTTACCACCTTCATATAGACCATAGCCACCACCTACAGTAGAAGCTAATCTTCCTTTAGCAATACCTTCTGTTATTGTTCTTACACCATGTGGGTATATAGCTGTGCTTGTATCTAAAGCTTCTTTTCTAGTTCTTAAAACTTTAGGCATAATATTTACATACCAAGGTCTATCTTTTGTTACTGTTATTGGTTTTACAACTGATAGTTCCTTACTTTTAGATGTTTTTGAAAATTCTTTTAAAAATTTAGGAGTACCTTTAATAGTCTTAGGTGCACCTACAGTAACCCCTGGTTTAGGGATAATCTTTGCAACATCCTTACTAAGTGAAAGAGGACCTCTCTCAGTTATTTTAATTGCTTCAATAGTATTTTTACTAATAGGTTCCCAATCTTTACCAAAGAATTTTTTAAACTCTTTAGTTACTTCTTTAGTACCACCTATTACAGGATTACTTCTTGGGTGAGCAATAAATTTAGATATACCATTGGCTGCATCGTCTGCCTCACTTAAAATTAGATTTTTAATTTCAGGAGCTTTAGCAACCTCCTTACTATTCCATATCTTTTTAGTTAAAGGTACAAGCTCTTTTTCTGCTGTCGACTGAACTTGTAAAATTTTATCACTTCTAAATACTCTCTTCTTACCAAATATCTTTTGAGCTAGTCTAAATTTTGTAGGATCTTTAGTTACGACAACATAGCCAGCATGTGTAATAGATTTTTCACCTACCTTTTTGGTAGCATATTGGGCTGCAGCCTTCGCAGTCTTACTCCTAATTATATAAGGAATGATTCTAAGTCCTACAATTCTAAGTCCGTGTAATACAGCTGATCCAACTATTACTGCTACTGGTAATGGCATAAATTATTTATCCTTGAGTTTGTTTAAAGGGAATCCTAGGTGTTCCCTAATAGTAGATGCAAATTAGTGATGACCCCTGTGGCATGCGTGCATGCGAATGTGTACGTGTGTCCTTTTAAAGTGCATCTGATTCTATTATACACACGAATTAGGCTTTTGTCAACTATTATTTTAATTATTTTTATGAGTGCGACAATTTGGCAATAGACAAAAGTGAAAATAAGGTGTATAATGTAACTAAGGTTACACAGGGGGGTTTTATATATATAGTATAGCTAGATATATAGTCCCCCTTGGTATATACTAGGTAATATAGTCGGGAGATATATAGGAATATAGCCTTAGAATAATGGGCACCAGATAGGTTAACAAGGGATTTTGGGGATTTTCTGGTGTAGCTATATAAGAATACCCAGGTATCCCCCTAGCACCCTGTGTACCCCTAGTAAAATAGAGCTCATTTTGTGTATGTTAAAATAATTGCATACGTATGGGATCTCAAGGTGTTTGGGAGAGGTTCAAAAAATTTAAGTCAAGTAATTACGCCAAATATATCCCAGGGCTAGCCCAGGAGTTACCAGGTTCTCAGGTCCTGGACATGATAAAATTTTGTAAATATATATCCGCTTGGAAAGTACCAACGAGACACAGCAAGACACACAGAGATATTCAGCAGTAGCAACAGGCGTGGAACCTGCGCAATTGCTCGGACTGCAATTGTAAATAATTAGAATTGAATTGATATTTTTTAGAGTAAACAAAAAAAAAGCCCTGAGGGCTAGTCAGGGCTTTAATTTAGTTAATATTATTTAATTATCTTTTTGAAATTTCTTATTACAAAATATAATTAATAATTTTTTAAAACTGCTCATGTTAAGCGTGTCTATAACATGAGCATAATTTTTTAAACTATTATCTTTTTTCATATGGTCTAATAAATCAATTCTAGCTTTTTTTAATTGTTTATCATCCATATTTGTAATTTGTTTTATATTCATATTTATTAACCTACTTTCATTGATTATTTGTTAAGCTATTTAAATCGGAATAATTAG